TGGCTTTGGAAAAAGAAACAAGACAAGAAAACTGCTAAGATTTATTTACAGCAAGAGGCAAATAGTTAATGGCTGTCGACGCTAAGGCACGTCTTAAAGAAATCATTGATTCCTACCTTGATAAAGACGGTGGGTCAATGATTGACACCGGCGTGGTGGCGTCCCATCTTGCCCAGATGAAATTGTTTGGCATCCGCCAGGGTGTTGAATTTTTTCCGGCACAAGATAACTTCGGCAACCAGCGCAAAGACTTTATTGATCGCGTAATTAAATACAATCAGCTGGACACACGCCTGGATTCAATCTGGGACTATTTCATGTGTGATGGCCAGGGGCTTTTTTATATTCGTCCCACAAAAAATAATTATCGTCTTTATTTTTTCCGCCGTCACGAATATCGCACTTACTACAACATTGACGGCGAAATTGATGAAGTTGTAATCATCTACAGTTATAAGGTACGACGTGGTTTTGGCTTTGATCAGGACATTCAAGCAGGCAGCCTAACGGGTCCTGCAACCATGGGACAAGGTGCTAAGCGTTATATTCGTCTTTCTATCAAACGCGATGTCATTGAGGAAACTCACTCAGAGGGTGAGATTTCTTTTGAGCAACCTCAATACACAGTCCCTGGCCGAACAAAAACTTTTAAAAATACCTTACGTTTTATTCCTTGCGTAGAAATTTTTAATAACCCCAAAGGCTTTGCAACAGAAGGTGTTGGTGAGTTTGATGCGCTAGCCAATCACATTTGCACGCATGATGAAATCGTGCGCACCATGCGTAAGAACGTGCAGTTCTTTGGTAATCCAACCCTCCTTTCATCTCGTCCAAAAACCGACTTAATGGAGGCTGGTGGAGAATCTGTTGTACAGCGTCCATCTATTGCGGCTAACTCAGGCTTTACAGGGATGGGCGCACTGAGTCAGTCTCGGTTTAAATCTGATCCCATTTCCCGTGGAGTTGATGGTCAGATTCGTGTTCCACGCGTTATTGCAAACCTGGAGCCAAACGACCGAGTTGGTTACATTGTTCCTGATGCAATCACCGGGGACCAAAATTCTTTCGCTCGTCAATATAGAGAAGAAATTCGAACTGCCCTTGGTGGCGTTGACGAACTTTCCATTTCAGCTGGCGTGACTGCTACTGAATACAAGTCTTTGTTTGGTCGCGTTTCAGCCACGTCAAAGAAAAAAGCAAACGCTATTTATACCTACGGAATTTGCCGTTGTTTGGAACTCATTATTTATCAAGAAGAACGCCTCTTCCGCGAAACTCTTGCGGCTGCAGCAGGACTTGAAAAGCCCCTGGAGCTACCCGACAACGCTTCTGATCAAGACATTGCTGCTTACGAAGATGCGATGGCGATGTTTGAAGATCAAGTCAAGCAATTAATGATGGCTTGTCTTAAGACACAGCAAATACCACCCGGTGTTCTTGGCTTAATTCCAGACGGTGATGTCACAATGTTGTGGCGTTGGCTTGGTCCTGTTTACGAAGATTCAACCCAAGATGTATTAAATAACTCCATTGTTGTGCGAAATCTGCAAGAATTAGGTGTTGATAGCATTGAAGCACTGAAATACCTCTTCCCGTCAAAAACGGATGAGGAGCGGGCCGCGATGCTATCGGGGTTCCCGTTCAGGATGGTGGGTGAATTACAGAATGCATATTCTTCTTTCGCTCGCCTCGTGGGAGGAATGATGCAGACCCCCCACCCGCAATCACCGGATTTACCGATGGCTGCGGATCCGCGATTGGATTTAACCCCATATCTGTATCGCACTTTAGAAGCTCTACAAAAGGAGATGAGTTATGCAGGACGCTACCGTCCAATCGATCCCACAGACGAGCCAAGCACCGGCGGCGGTGGCTCCCAGCAGCTACGTGGTGGCAGCTCCGCAGCAAGCGGCTCCGGCACCGATGGCGTATCAAGTGGGTACGAGCTACCCCCAAGCGGTACCTCAGGGGATCCCCAGCTACCAATCCAGCCCTACTCAGTACGCCCCCCAATCCCAACCGGAGGCTCCGCAGAGCAATCCCTGGGAATCGGCGTTCAACAAAGTAGTCAACCTGCTGAGCGCTCCAGTCCAATCCCCGTTCCAGGGTCAACCGTCGGCTCCGACGACTCAGTTTTCCCCGGCCAATTACGGGTTGAACAGCGCCCAAGCTACGCAACAATCGGCAGCGCCGACCTCGTATCTCAACCAGGCTTACTCGCCCAGCTCTTCCCAAACCTCCTCGACACCATCCTTGGAGCAAATCGCGGATTACCTGGGAATGAGCCAGGACAGCCGCCAAGTGGTGGACGCGTTCGGAATCGAAGCACCGGCAATTCTGAACCAGTACGCCCTGAATCTGGAAGGGATGCTGGACAGCGCCGTCGAGTGGGGAAACCGCGCCGCTGAAACCATTAAGGGTTACGCAAACTTTGCGGTGAATGAGCACCAGGAGAACCTGGCTTACAACGAGATTCTTACGAACCCCGATGTGCTCAGCGATTACACCCTGAAGTTCTTTGGTCCTGAAGGTCCGTACCCTGTGTACGAAAACGAGGCTCAACTGGAAACTCGTGGTTATCCCACCGAAGCGGTTGATTACCAAATGAATGAGTTCCCGGCTCCTCCTGCCGCCTCGGCTCCTCAGCAGCCTGAAAACTTCTGGGGCAACTTTAACGACATCATGGCGCGTGATCCCCAGAATGCCTGGCGCATTCTGAATCAAGCCCAGCCGCAAGTTGTTGCCAACAAACTGTTTGTAATGGAGTGACGGCCATGCGGCCATTAGGACAAACACGTCCGTTACTGGCTTATGGGCTTCCCGCCGCCGCAGGTCTTGCGGTTGGCGGGGCTCTTGCCGGTCAAGGTGAAGCCCCTGGCACTGCCGCCTTTGGTGGAGCAGCTGCTGCACTTGGTGCGCGTGGTGGTTTAGGTGCCGCTCGGTTAGCCGGGCGCTATGCACCTGTCATTGGCGAAGCAATGCAAAGTGCCATTGTTCCAGCTGGCAAAGCATTAAGCGCTGCCATTGAATCTGTGCCCCCTGGCGGTAAGCGGGCAGAAGCATTGGGCAAGATGCGGGATGTGCTTCGGGGTGCTTATGTGGCTGCCGGAAATGTTCCCGCTAGCACTGTTCAAAAAACTGCCGCTACTTTAGCTGTTCCTGGCGCAGCTTCTCTCGCTGGTTTAGGTGGTATGGCTGCAGGTGCTGTTCCAGGCGCCTTTGGTGTTCCTGGCTTCACAGGTGCCGTTGATCCTGAATCTTACGGTTCCAGCAATTCTGAGGGTGCACGATACAAAACACCCACCATGCAGTACATGTAATTTTAAATAAATTACCGACTGCTAAAATTTGTGTTAGATAAGACATAATAATGTCTGAATCTTTCACCCGATAACACACTTCCTGCGACACTGGAGGATAAAACAAAGTGTTTCTTGATAACGATTTCCCAAAAATTCTCGGTGCGGAACTTTATCGTCCCCACCCTGCTTACATTGCTGAAATGGCAGTGGAGCCCGTGGTCGTCCACGACTTCACCCGTCAGCCTGGTCAAACCGTTCAGTTAGACCGCTACAAGTTCTGGGGTACCCCTGGCACTAAGGACAGCCGTGAGCGCGTGGCTGACCAAACCATCGGTACTGCCAACAGCCGCAACATCACCAAAGAGAAGGTGCTTGTTGTGCTGAAGGAATACACCGGTCCTGCTGACCCGGGCGATCCGACCCAGCCCAGCACCTTCAAGATTGCTCGTGAAACTCTGGTTACCGCCCAGCGTCTGCTGCTGGATACCGGCAACCTGAATATGTTCCACCAGTCGATCGGCAGCCTGACCCTGCTTGACGACTACCGCCGTTGGCGCGACCGCGTGTTCATCGACGAACTCGCCAAAGCCGAAGCCAATGGTGTTGCTTCCGCAACCCAAGGTGGCTATTACTTCCCTGGTGGCAAGACCAAGAACTCTTCCGGTCAAATCACCTACACCTCTACCGAGTACACCGCTGACCTTCAGCAGTTCTCGGTGCGCACTGACCTTCTGACTGTTGTCAAGGATCTGCGTAAGCGTAACGTGCCGACCTTCTCCGATGGTCTGTATCGTTGCATCTGCGATCCCACCTTCATGATGCACCTGCGTCGTGATTCCGACTTCCGTGAGATCGCTCGTTACTCCGGTAATCCTGGTCAAGGCATGTACATGGGTAATCCCATGATGCCTAACAACACCAGCTTCTACATGGGTCCCCAAGCTGGCCAAGGCTATTTCCTGGCTGGCGAACCGGTGATGCCCACTGGTGTTCAGTTCGAAGGTGTTAAGTTTTTCGAATCGACCAACTTCCCGACCAAGAACGTCAGCACCTCCTTCGCTGGCACCGGCGGCAGCTACGCCAACCAAGAAGTTGCCCAAGGTTATTTCTTCGGTCCTCAGGCTATCGGTGTTGGTATCGGCGGCCCGAACGCCCAAGTGCTGATCAACAACAACGACGACTTCAGCCGCTTCATCATTCTGATTTGGCAACTGTACGCTGGCTTCGAAATCCTGAACAAGGACTTCGTGACCACCGCGTTCAGCTATGTGTCTGATGACGGTACCGTCTGATTTATAAAATAAAACCTAAAACTGGAGAAATAAATGTCCTATTTATCCGCTAAAAAAATCTACCCAGGCAACTGGGCAGAGCCTCTGAACGGTTGGTACAAGAACATTGATACCAACGATGACGGCACCAATAACGCCTCCAAGGGCGGCCCCACTTCTGTGCTGGCCGTCCCTGGTTATCGCTACTTCCAGCAGCGTGGTTATGTGTCCGTGACCGCCACCTCGGGTACTCCCCTGGTGACCGGCAACGTGATCGTGCCTTCCCCCTACCGCCAAGACGACACCCGTCCTGACATCACCGGCATGGTGATCTCTGGTAGCGCCACCCTCCCCATCTACGTGTATCGCACTGCGATCTCCGTGGCTTCTGGCTGGGGCGATGGCCGTGTGGCTTCTGGTGTGTATGCCGCCACCGGTAACGTGATCTCCTTCGGTCGCGATTCCAGCGGCCCTACCGCCGCCTCTGGCGTGGGTGAAGGCGTGGTGCAAGCCAACCTGACTTCCACTGTGTCTGGTGATGCCGCCACCAAGATCTACTTCGCTGGTGGTAGCCAAGCCTTTGGTACCAACCCCATCCTGACTGCCACCGGTGCTGCCGGTGTGTCTGGTGGTGTGCTGTACTACACCAACACTGGTGCTGTCACCATGAAGGTGTTTGCCAAGGGCGCCGCTAACGACACCTCCACTTCTGGTGGTGTGTACATTTCGGATGCCGATTCCACCGCTGGTAAAGCTGGCTACCTCGTCGTTGAGATTTGCTACATCCAGCCCGATGACGCACCTGCGTACGACGACATCGAAGATTATCTTCCTAACCGCACTGTCAGCTGAATAGGCTAAACTAGGACCAGAAATTAAATCTGGTCCTTATGCTTTACCAGCACAAAAAGACAGGCGCTCGGGTAAAAATTGTAAGCGAATGGGATAACGGCGATTGGTACATGGTCGAAGACCAGGACGGTCGCCTTTATACCGCTTACAAAACTGAATTGACTCCTGATGAAAATGCCACCAAAAAGGTGCAGACTCTTCAGGTAAAAGATAAAGCGGCACAAGAGGAGCCACGCGTGTTTCCTCCTGATAACCGCCTTAATATCAATTCAGCCACTGCCCAAATGATTGCTGATCATATTAAGGGTATTGGTTTAAAAACCGCCAGGGAAATCAAAGATCTTCAAATGTCCTTATCGGGTGAAAGATTTAATTCCCTGGAACAACTAAAACAAATTAAGCGTGTTGACTGGGACGCGGTCTTAGCCGCAGATCTGGTACGCGTCTAAACTCTTCTCCTAGCGCACTCCCCCGGTTATCCGGGGGTTTTTTATTTTAAAATAAGAAATAAAAAGATATGGCCGGTTTAATTCCAGTTGGTGCATTAGTAGATCCAAAGGCAGATGTCTTTGCTTCTACAGCTCCGCATCTGGATGTACGTGTTATTCCACGGTTTGGTCCGCAACAAGGCAAGCGCATTGATCCAAGAAGTGCTCGCACGTTGCTCCAAAATGTTCTTGTTGGCCCTAATAAAACGCCATTAGTCCAGCAAGTAGGGCAATCTTGGCAGTGGAACTATCCTGTAACGAGTGAGTTTGGTCCTCGTAAGGCGCCGATCGCAGGCGCATCTACGTATCATGAGGGCATTGATATCGGCGGTCTCCCTGCAGGTACACCGGTCGCGTATAAGGGTTATGGGACTTACCAGCCGGATCGTGGTTTTGGCACAATTAAAACAACTGACCCCCAAGGGCAGCCTTACGATATTCAGTTCTTACACATCAAGCCAGGCGGTGCTACAAGCGTAGGGTCAAATGTTGCCCCTTCTGCACCACAATTACCTCAACTTGATGGTGCACAGCAGGCAACTGATACGCGCACACGCGACATTCTTGAGGCGTTCATGTATGGAACTCAGTACGGCGAAGGCGCTCCTAAAAAACCAAGCTTAAAAGAAAATTTGGTTGCTGGATTATTCCAACAAGCCCTGGCACCAAGGCCATCGTTTATTTCGCAGTACATCAACGAAGAACCATATCTCCAGGGTCAAGCAGCATCGACCTACGACTATTTACAAGGGCTTCTTTAGTTGATTACTAAGTTTTATAATTAATTGATAAGAAAGAAACGAAGTGCAACTCTCTGACTTTGACAAAAGTAGAGTCAGGTATCACCTGGGCTATTTCACTGTTTCCGTACCTGCGGGTGATTACGCCCGTTTGGAAGAAGCAATGAACACGGTTCCAGATTCTTTCTTCTACGATAAAATTGTTATCCAGCTAGGGCGCTGTGATACAGCCGAAAAGAAAACGGAGGTGGCGACTTCGCCTTCGACTCGGTTGGAAAGTATTGCTGGTGACGTTGACCGTACAATTCGGTCAAGCAATGCCAAGGAGGCGCTCAAGGTTTGGGATGAAGTCTATCTATATGAAACCAATCGATTAGCCAATATTCTTTACGTTCCTAACTACAAAGATCCATTCCAGGCGCGATACCGTTATGAACGCTCTGGTGCTGAATTTATTCAAGCTTTACCTGGTCCTGCTGACACTGCAGTGGGCTCTCGTATTTATTTACGTGAGGTTTGTAGATAATGGCTGATATTTTTGGTAGCGTTGGCAGTCTTTTGCGTAATTTAGGACAAGCTGCTAAACCGTATTTAAAACCTTCGTCAGCATTTTCCAGAATCCCTGGTCCACGCTTGGCACCTTCTTTGGTTACGCCAACATCTACAGCAGGTTCAATCTTTGGGCTTCTTCAACTTCAAGGATCCACTCCACAGGATCAGCCAAAATCTCGTGAGTGGATGACAAAACTAGGAGAATTGACCGGGCAATATGGAAGGTATGCGCCTGCAACTTATCGTTATCAGTACAATCTTGAGGGTACTGCTCCCCCAGGATCAGTCCCTCCGGCCCCTGACTTGAATGCAAGTCTTTTTGGTGGGCCGCAAGCCGGACAACTGACACCCCCTGTACCTCCTTTAACGGGAAACAGGGTCATGTCTAACGGGGCCGGTGTTCCCGCACAACGTGAAAATGTTCTTAACCGCTCACTCTCTCAGGAAGTACTTAACGCTGCTCAGCAGTACGCTGCTCCTACAAGTGTCCCTATTTCTGCCTTCTATGAGGGCCAGCAGCAATTGGGTAGGAGCATGATGCAGAAAGGAAACCTGGTGAGCGAACTCCAAGCTTTAGGTGCGGGGGCGGGCATGACACCCGAGAGCCTACAGCAGTGGGCGAAAGCCAACCCGGGCCTTGCTTACCGCGAGATGTTGCGTCTAAAAGGAGGGAATCTGTAATGGCACCTAGAGTTGGCATTCTTCCAGAAGAAGAAAGACTTGCTATTTTTCGTGGAGCCAAACAACTTGGTTTGAATCCCTATGAATTTGGCGCGTTTCTTTCCTTGGAATCCGGCCCCAACATGGACCCAAACATTGTTGGTGGTGCTGGTGGTCGCCATAAGGGCATGATTCAGTTTGGACAAAACGAACAGCAACTCTATGGGATTACAGGACCTCAAACCAGGGCTGGCCAGATGCCTAAAGTCCTTCAATACTTTCAAGATCGTGGCTATAAACCGGGCATGGGTATTGGCCGAGCATACGCCACAGTACTTGGCGGCAATCCCAACGTTTCCTTAACGTCTAGGGACGCTTTCGGAACCTCAGTGCAAAGCGCACTTCCTCGCTTTAAAAAAGGCGGAGATCTTTACGCAAACGCACAACGAGTTTTGGGAGACATTCCAGGTGAGTTATCAACGGTGGCAGCACAACCACCTGTGACACCACCACCTCCTGTTTCGTCAGTACTTGCTCCAATTCTTGGTACCAACCTTGGGCGCTCTGAGCAAAAGAAAAACCTTTCTCAGCTCTTTATTCAGGAAGCCCTGAATAGCGTCTTACCTGCTCTTGGAACCATTCCGACTCTCTTTGGTACCATTCGATAATGGCCAGGTTTTCTGATTATTTAGAAGCAGGGTATTTACCAGGTGAAGTGCGGCGCTCTTCTTATGGAGAAGCGTCGCCTTTTTCTGCGTTAACTTACGAATTATCTAAGCGGTTTAAATTTAAACCCCAGAGTGATGTTGCTGGAAAATACATGAGCGAGTTTAGTAATCTATACGCCAATCCTGAATTTTTGGCTAACTCTTCAATGCAGTTGCCGGCAGACTTTCTTGGATTTCTTCAAGCATCTCAATCAGCAAGATAGCCTATAATTATTAAAAACAGCGGTAAAGATTTTGAGCTCGACATCCACAAACAAGCAACCCCTTCTTGTAGATCGGCCGTTGTTTGATTCCGTGCGGATTACAACGCAAACGGTTGGTAACGCAACAAGTAATACCATCTTTGTCCAAGGTGGTCAGGCTCCGTCCATTCTCGTGGACATGGATGCCGAGTTAGCCGAAGACAACAATAATGGTGGCGTGGTTGACTCCATCACCATTGTCCGTAATGACAAATATCGCGACGCAGATTACACCATTAGCTCTGGCACTTCTGGTACTGTCATTTCCCTGACAAGCGGCCAGCTTGTTTTTATTCAACACACTGGCGTTTTGGGTACAGCCGCGATGAGCGGCTATGGTTATTACACGTATACCGGCGCAAGCACGCTGACAGGTGTTAATACCTCTTTAATTTTCTCCGGTGGTACGACTAGCGGCTTTAGTTACAACGGTGCCGCTTATGGCTATCAGCCCGCCGTTACCTTTGTGTTCTATCACACCCGTGGCACGACCACGCCAATCCCCGGCAGCGGTGATTACCGAGTTCTTTTCTCCAAAACAATTCCCGCGAACAGCGGCCAAGTTGACTGTGCAGACGCCATGCCTCAACTTGCCTATCCGATGCCACAAGCAGGCAACACAACAGGTTTAGGTACGACAGCTCCTTTACGCAACAAAGGCGTCTATCTGGAGCGTGGTGATCGCATTTACGTTGGTGTGTTCCCGGATGGCCCCAATATTTCCGGCTACACCCCAGGTACACACATCTACGCACAAGGCGGATTCTTCTGATTTATGGCTAAACAGAGTGGAAGCTCTTTTGGCAATTTTCAAAAAGCAAAGAAATTTGATCCTCGGCCAGTAAAGCCGATTACTACAGAATTTTCCAAAGGATCAGTTCCCGACTCCCTATATACGATTAATCGTGAATCTGCATGGTCACGTTGGCGACGTGGCTATGAGATAGCAACTGCTTGTTTTTATGATAATTCTTACGATTATCCTTTTGTGTATGCGGTTCCCGTGCCAAGCGGAACCCCTTCAACCACTGGAAACCCACCGAAAATTCCGGGTGTTTTCAAAGGATTTCCAACAACCAATAAAGAATTTGGCATGCATTGGGCTGGGGTTCGCACTGCGGGCAGCCTACGTTTTGACAACGTAAATGATAGTTCTGGAGTAACCGCTTCCATTGCTTCTGTTACAGAAGATTCAGAATATTGGTATGTACGGCTTTCTGGAAGCTGGAGTGTTTCAAATCCACTACCCCCACCGCTTTACGTTGCAATTCCAGGCGTGCCAGGTGGATTGAAAGCAATTAATGGCGAGATCTTAGAAGATAGAATCATCACTCAAGGCGGCGTTCCAGTCACTCGCGACACAATTGACCCCAATACGCAAACACGTTATGGATATGTTCAAGCAGTTTTAGTTGATACGAATCCCTTTACTGGAGTTTTAAAACTTCGCAAAGCAGGATCAGTGGAAGCAACACCTGATCGCACGTTGGTTACTCCTGCAACCAGGCCTCCAAACGTAGGGCGTTTCTTTATGACGGGAACGCGTTATTGTTGTTCTTGTCAGGATTTCACGCGTCGAGACTACGCGTTTATGACCTCGTTAAACAAAGTTTCAGAGTCATTGCGTGACAAGTTTCCACTTACTAGCCTTTCGTCTCTAAAACCAGGAAGATATGAGGTAATGACGGTCAGTGGACAGGTAAACAATAATGCAATGACAAATGCACAAACAAATCGAGATATGCGTATTATTTCGCCGTCGCCACAATACAACGTGCCCCCAACCGTTACTTCAACAACTTCAACAAAGCCTGGTGCCACCAGGGAAAATGCAGGGGTTTTTAGGGATTTTGGTGCGATGTATATACGCAGTACAGCAAACCCTTCTCTCCCTGGATCAAGGGCAGAAGGCATGCCTTCTTACCAAGATTATTCGAGCTCAGGAAATGTTATTACCTCGTTAACTGATACGTGGACGCCACTGCTTGACGAGATTCGTTATTGCAAACATATTTATGCAATGAAATATGAAGAAGGTGTGTTCCCTCCCGAGCCCTCTGATTTTCCAGTGGGAATCGAAAGCATGGCTGCTTGGGAACAAAAATTAGTTGATGAAACAGAAAAGGATCAAACAGAGGCCAGAGCGGCAAATTTACAGCGAAGTTCTTTGTCAACAATGGACGTTCCTCCTTACAATTGCCAAGCACCAATGATGATGCCTATGATGCAAAAACTGTTTAACATTCCTTCTAATTTTGTAAAAATGGCTGGTTTTACAATGATTGATAAGAACGGCAAAACATATGTTCCAGCATCTGGTGGTACGCCAAGTGTGTAACAATGCCTGAATTTGGAGACGTTGTTGATTCAAATTTTATTTATTCTGAGCAACAAATCTCAGGGCGAATTTATGGTGACAGTACGGTTTCTTACGAAGGTATTCCAACTGTTTATCACGTTGGTGATGTTGTCCATCTTCCCTATGCTTCTGGGGAGTTATCGACCATGGAGGCAATCGGCCTTGCGTGGGCAGCCTTTGCAAGCGGTGTCAACCCAGCTTAATATATTGTAAAATTAAATGGAGTCACCTAAGACTCATTAAGATTTCTTTTATCTCTTGCGTGTGGACCCCGCGCATTTATATGGTGCGGTCAACCACTCGTCATAGTCATGACTCACCAACCGCCAGTGGATCAGCGGATTGTGGACGAGTACTTCCAGCTGATCTCCAATCCAAAAACTAAAGACGTAGCTTGGCTCTACGGCATGGTTGCTACCTATGGTCTAAAGCCAGAAGAATTGATGGGCTTCTCTTGGGGGACCGACGCCACAATTCTAATTTCTTCCAAAAAACGTCCTATTAAACCTTTGCATCCGCAATGGGTTATTTTGTTTTCATTAAAGAAAAAGCAGCCCCGCAATCTGCAGAGCTGCTGGAATCCCCTTGAAATTTCCCTTTACAAGGCCATTTCTTATCAGCAAATTCGTTTGAATATTACTGATTTGTTACTGGCCTATCGCATACGCAAAACCAATTGCAAACCTGTCAAGCGGCTGCAAGCATCTTCTGTTTTTGCAGGTGCTTTCTGACGGCGGTTACGTTCCAGCGATAGCTGTCCCGTGAACGGGTCTCCGGGAAGGCAGCGAAATGCGGCCCTAACTTCAGGGTGCCGTCATCGCGGTACTTGAAGAGAGTCTTGCGGTCAAGCCCCAAGAGCTCTTCTGCCTTTTGGACGGAGACCCATCCAGTATTTTTGGTCATGGCGCGGAAAAACGCGTACTCATACACCGTACCCAAAAAGACGCAGGCGTCAAGAGCCTTAACAAATTTTTTGGCTTTATGTTGCTTCTTGATACAAGATAGGAGAAATTAAAATAAGATAACGGCAACCAAAGAGTATGTTCAATAGTGAACAGGATCCCCTCGCCCTGCTCATTGAATTAACTCCAAAGCTAGCAAAGAAACGTTATCGACAATCTATTTACGACGCCTGGGATTGCAAATGTGGTTATTGCGGAGAAGAAGCTACGTCCTTGGATCATATTATACCCCGCTTTCGTTCTGGCTCAAGCAATAGAAATAATTTGATCCCCGCTTGTCGTCGTTGTAACACAAATAAAGCAAGCGCGAAGATGGAAGAGTGGTATCGCCAACAATCTTATTTCACGGAAGAAAAGTACACCCGTATTAAAGCCTGGATGTCACAAGATGTGATTGACATTTTTTTGTATACTGTGTGTGATAACGCAATAACAGCGGCTAGTTAATGTCCTTCGCTGAATGGCTTGTTGATACAGCCCCTGCAATGAAAGGGGCTCAGCTTGCAGCTGGTAATAACAAGGATGCTTTGGATTATTTAATACAACTTGGCTACTGTTGTCGCATCATTGATAACGTTTACGACCAAGACCGAAGGTATGACAACCAAGACTTAATGGATGTTTTCGAGCTTTTATTTACTCGGATACCGAGCAATCCGTTTTACCAAGAAAATATTAAAACACTACAGCCGTTTCAAACACTGGGTTGGTGCGCATGGCAACAGGCCAACCACCTTTGCAAAGGCACCAATACTGAACGCATTTATGCTCATGTTTACCGAGAGTTAATACATGAACTCTATCCAGCGGTGGCTTTGTTAACCCAAGGGTATGATGAAATGATTGAAGTCCGTAAGTTTACTGAAACTTACCTTGTAGAAAAACACAGCTGGGAAAAATCCCTTCAAAAATAATGGGCATTTATTACGAGCCTGCTTCCAGAAAGTGGAAAGTCACATACGAAAAAACCGATAATCCCACCAATTTAAAAACTGATTATCCTGAGTCTTATAACTATTCTGTTAAGACTAGTGATAGATGCGATGTAAGGGACTTTTGGGGTAGTTGCGTCGGAAGGGACGAGTATCAAACACGAAGCGCACCCCTTCCCGATAATATTCGTGTTAACGAATTAAATAGAAAAGAAAACGCAAGTAACGCTGCAATTAACCAAACCAATACATATAAAAACCAAGCGTACGACACTACTATTGCTACTGCAAATTCAACTCGTGGTGGTGATTACACAATCCAACGCCAGGTACTAATAAACATCGGCAACGTTGATCCCGCGTTAAAGAAAGATTTAGAAGAGCAGTATAAAACGTTTTATAGGACAGAAAAATTACAAACCTGGGACACAAACCTGGGAGCTAAACCTTTGTATGGAGCTTTTGATCCTAAATATTACAAACAAACAAACCCGCAGGTAGAAGAAGCGTGGAAAAATGCGGTCGCCAATGACGATATTGACGTTACGGAAAGATACGGCGAAAATGGATATTATCTTCAGCATTACACGACTCAAGGCAAAGCAGCTGGGTTGCGCGGCAACGCTCCGGAAGCCACTTCCGCTGCTACTTCGTATGTAGAAAAAAAACCAACAGATGCAGACCTTCAAGCTGTTCGCGCCTTGCAATTAGGCGTGGACACACAAACACAAACAGATCGCTTGTTGAACGTTCCAAAGATTGCTGAAGAGTGGAATAAAGCTAAAAACGGTGACCCTTATTGGGACGACCTTGCAAAAAAGAATTATTTGGATGTCAATAACAAGGATGATTTTGCCGCATTATTCCGCCTTTCCCAAAGACCAGAAGACAAACAAATTTCTTTCAACTACAACGCCAATGCCGGTTATGGCATCACAGAATTAGAAGATGCACTCAATCAAGCAGTTGGCGAGAAAGCGCAGGTTGATGTGAAAAAATTCGGCGCTTTAGCCCAAAACGTCTTGAAGGATACTATTGCTGAAATTACAAAAGCAAAACAAAAAGAGCAAATGCTCGATTTGATGAGAGGCTTTAGTGGCTTTAGTGAAATCATGGATATTAATCAAACACTGTCCGATTCAATACTTGGTGATAGTGGGGTTGGGGGAGTACTCTCTTTTACGTCTGCAGGTAAAGCTGAAGAATCATTGCTTAAAAACCTCCGGGGAATCACTGGCGTTCAAAATAACGCAACATACAATTGGCAACAATGGTTTGATAGCACGCTTAAGGAGAAATACTCAAAGGCGCAAAAGCTTGGTTATACAACAGGCGAAGTTCAGCAAATGCTCGACATCGATGCAAATTTTGCTAAAGAATTTATTGAAAAATATCTTCAACCGCGCTTTGATGAATCTCGTTCAATGAATGAATTTGTTGAGTATTTAGATGTTCGCCAAGAAGAGCAAAACCCCTTTCAAACACAAGATATTGTAAACGCTGCTAAGCTTACTGCAGATTTGCGCTCTAAAGCATACTTAGATAGTATCAGTAAAACACCGGATCGTTATTTTAACTCTGAGTTCTACTTTAATCCCTCTGGAAACACAGCAAAAGCAACTGCGTACGCTGATCAAGCAAACACGGTTAATTCAGACTGGGAAACAGCTAAAAAAGGAGATACTTATTGGGCTCAGCAAGCATATCGATTTGGAATTGATTTAAACAATAAAGAACAATTTGCTCGCATGCATTTCCAGGTTAAAGGTCAAAGTAGAGGCTACGATTCCGCTGACGACATTCTAAATTCCTCTAAAGTTACAGATCAAATTTATAAAGATATACTTCCAGCCTTGAAAGAAGAGGCTTTAAAGCAAGGATCTGTTTTTGGTCAATTTATTACACCAGATGAATTTGCCGACCAAATGCTTGCGGGTTTAGATCCGAATGATAAAGGCACATGGGACGAAGTTTTAAAACGATATGGTTTAACAGACTTCAAAGGAACCGTCGAAGAATTAAAAGAATATATTAAGAACACTCTCCGCACTGGAACGGCAGAAGAAATTAGATCTGAAATTAAATACTTAAACGAAAAAAGGCAAAAACCCACCCAAGAAATACTTGGTTTGACATATATTGAAAGACCGGAAGATTATAAAGATGAGATGTCTAAACCACAAACTGAACTATTTAAAACATTCCAAAGTGCTGGTTACCAAGGTACAGAAGATGAGTTTTACCAAAAGTTTTTCCCTGATTTAGATCGATCAGAACAAACATTATTAACAAAGGCTGGATCCAACGAAGCGCTTAAAACTTATGGCTTGGACTTAAGTGATCCCTTTGCATCCCTTGGTACAATTGAAAGCTTTTTTGATGAGCCAAAACCAACGACAACCTCTAAAACTACAACGTCTTCCTCTGATTTGGATAGTTACTTTAAACTAGGATTAGGCACAGACGATGAAGAAGAAGGTTACCAGAAATCAAAATCTGGTCAACAAATTCTTGGTGAATTTACTTCAATGTTCAAAGGTTTCTAATGTCTGAAAAACGCAAAAAAGCAGCATCTGCAGCTAAGCTTGCAAAAGATAAGATGGCGTGCAACAAGCCCAAGCGCACCCCTGGGCACCCCACAAAATCACATGTGGTTAAAGCTTGTAAGGGCGGGGAGGAAAAAATTATTCGATTCGGCCAGCAAGGCGTGGAAGGCGCCGGCAAAAACCCTAAAACAGAGAAAGACAAGGCGAGAAGGCGTTCTTATTACGCTCGCCACAATGCCCAAGACGCTAACCCTGACATCATGTCGGCTAGATATTGGTCTCATCGTGTAAAGTGGTGACAACGAATTTTTGATGTAGCATACGCAAGCCACATTTCAATACCATGGCAAAACCAAAGAGCAGCTCTTCAGTCAAACTTGAGTCCAAGCCTAAGAAGACTCGCCAAGGACGTTCTGTAAACACTAAACTAAAGCCTGGCAAAAAAGCTTATCGTGGCCAGGGCTAACCGAAACACAGTCGTTAGAGTTCTTGAGAATTGTGTATGATTGGGGGTAATAATAGTCACCCCCATGAAATCTTTTTTTCGCGCAATTGAATTAATTCGCAATTACGAAGGTTTCAGTGAAAAAGCGTATCCAGACCCCAAAACAGGAGGAGCGCCCTATACGTTTGGTTATGGAACCCAATTTTACCCTGACGGTTCGCCCGTTTTAAGAGGGCACTGTTGCACCAAAGAGAAAGCGTTGGAATACCTGGAATATGAACTACAAAATATCAGCGAAGATTTAGAAAAAATTAATTTAATCTTAGAGCCAACCATGAAAGAAGCACTTGTTTCTTTTGTGCATTCCATCGGTTGGCAACCATTCTTGTATTCCGAACTGATCGACTGCATTGCAAATGAGAATTGGTATGGTGTTGCAGCGGAAATGTCACGCTGGATCTTTGATGAAGACCATCGTGTCATTGGGGGGCTGATCGACAGACGCAGGGAAGAAGTTGAGTTATTCCTATCAGAAGTAGAGGATTGCCCCTGGAGTTCCACAGAGGTTTTATTGACCGCATTTCGGAATTACACAGCATCCAAAAAGCAAGTCAATGCTATTCGCAAATTGGAAAAAAACGTGAATCCTTATTTGCTGGCTGAGTTTGCAAACGAATTTGACATCGTTTCTGACCCCTGGAATTTAAATTCCGAACATCGTTCTATTTTATCTACTGAAGATTGGGATTAGAATCATTGAATAGACTCAGGTCATCCATGGAGCGATCAGCCGAAGCACGAGGGTTTGAACTTCCTTTAGAGCTGCAATTCGCCATGCGAAAAGCAGAAATCCAGTCTGAGGAAATGACCTGGGACGAATTAAGAATTGCCCTGCTTAACCTGTATCACCAGCGGTTACTTGAGTGGCAAGCAGTCAAAGAAATACTGGCAGATGAAAACATCCAACTTGACATGGATGTTCCCACGGAATTAGAGCTGGCCGAACTGGCCGCCGCCTGTTTCGCAGCTGACTACGACGAAGACGAAGACGACGACCCGTTTCAGGTTGCCTAACCAGGCTCTTCTAATTCAATAAGGCGCTCAAGGTACCACCTTGCCTTTTTAAGGGACTCCAAGCCGCCCTTATGGCGCTCTCGCCACACATACTTAGCAATACACCCCTTCAAATAACCGCGATATTCTTCGTGGCTTAACTGTGCTTCAATTGCTTCAATGCACTCAACACCACCGTCCGTGTAATGGGAAGGATGATTGACGACATCTTCTTGAATAATCGGTTTTGTCAGCCAGGGGACCGGGCAAACACCGTCTTTACACTCAGATTCTTCTACCGGAGTAAACCACGGCGCTTCGCTGACAGAGCGCCCTCGCTCGTTTGATCCGCTGGAGGAAGAACCAATAGTTTTGCTTTCGGCATCGGCAGCGTCCCAGGATACCGGCTCGCTTCTTCCACGCTCGGAATATAACCGGTCTTCCCTGGCCGATCCATCCCCTCCAATGCCAGATTCGTTCTCTCGAGTCCCTGCTCGCATGCTGCTAATCCACGGTTGTACATATCGTACAACGGAACATCGTTCTCTGCATTGTCCAGAGGGGCACCAAAGTCCTCTTCTGTCAGACAACGACAACGAACTTCGTCTTGTACAAAACTATCTAAGAAACCAGCAGCGCCGTGCATGGGATATAGGTTTTATATACCTTCAATTACAATATTAACATGGCAGATGTATACAGCTCCCGCTATGATCCTCGGCAGTTCTCTGGTACGTCCGGAGCCGAGGTATCTGACTTAAGGCCTGAACAGGCTTACGACACCGACTTGCGTCGCGTTGATCCTGAACAAAGGGGAAATGTTGCCCCCATCAATGACGATCAAAGTCGTATTGCCAAATTCATGCGAGCCGCAAAAAGCGCTGGTAAGTTTCGCCAACAAGCTTTAGTCAACGAGCCGACCATTCGCGGCAAAACGCCCAGGACAGAAGCTTCAATCGCTGGTACCACCCTACCAAGTCAAGGTGATCGCTTCGGAAGGGGCGGTGGCACAAATTATGCCAACAAGCCCCAACCTAGATTTGGCCGTCCGTTTGGTTAATTAAGCCCGAGAAAACACCACTTGCTTTTCTTGGTTTTGATACTTGCCTTTGCGATCTTGGTAGGTGACATGACACGGGTTTCCGCGATAGAAAAGCAATTGTGTAATCCCCTCGTCAGCGTAAATGCGATTAAAGAGTCCGGTGCAGTTGCTGATTTCCAAAGTCAAGTAACCTTCCCAGCCTGATTCGGCGGGTGTGATGTTGACCAGGATCCCAGAGCGAGCATAGGTTGACTTGCCGACAGCAACAACGGTTACATCACGCGGAAGTTTCAATCGCTCTTGGGCCACACCCAAACAATAGCCGTATGGCGGCAGTAAAAAATATTGGCCTTTCTCGTCTTCCAGCAATTCGGCAGGCTTCAAGATGTTCTTATCGAAATCCTTGGGGTCACAATCACCGGATTGAACCTTGCCAAAAATTAAGCATTGCTTGGGAGACAAGCGAATGTCATAGCCGTAGGAACTCAATCCATAGCTCAAGATCTTTTGTCCGTTTTTTTCACTGATAAGACGATCTTGAAACGGAGAGATCATCTCTTCTTCTTCCGCAAGTTTCTTGATTTCCCAGTCGGCCAGAACAGACATAAGTCTTGGATTGTCAGGTGTTAAATCTAAACTAAAACACGCCCTTTTGGAGAATAGATCTTGATAAATTTCTCAGTTGCGGCACTTGCATCTCCCTGGGGCTGAAGGTAAACAACTAATGATGTACAAGTCCGCTTCCGCGTCATTCCCGTGCTTGAATTGCAATTCAAAATAGGTGGAGTACGCAAGATGCAAACAGGAAAATCAAAGATCTTCTGTTCGTAACGAATCATGTCAGGGCAGTTGGTAAAATAAAGCCCTTGATTTACTTCCCCCTTTAACCATTCTTTGTAGAGACGACGAAACCATACGGCATGGGACGAGGACAAAGACGGAGAAGAAGCCCTAGTTTTTTTCCATCGCTCATTCTTCTTGTCAAAAAAATATGCGCCAGCGGGAGGAAACAAGTACACATTCCCAAACCACTCTTGAACGTTTAGTCCATCGTCCAAAGGTGTATAGAACTTTTCAGCATTGACATGTTCATTGGCAACCTTGGAACTTGCAGGGTCAAGCTCGATGCCACCCATCAGCTCATGCGCCGATGCAATCAAATCGTAATTGCTGATCCATTCGCGGTCTTCATTTAGACCTTTATAAACGCTTGCAAGACCCATTACTTTTCTGTTGTCTTGTTGTAATCAATTTCAAAATAACGTATTCCTTCTGCATCATTAATGACGTAACCAGCTTTTTCTTCCGGATCAATCTTTTGTGCTGCTTCCAAAATGCGTCGAAAGCTTTCGGCTAGATCACCGTTATTTTCTTTTTCACAACTTTCCTGGGCCGAATGGATTTCCTTGAGTGTCCAGTAAAACATTGAGCGCCCTTTGTCTTCAGGCTGGAAGACCATGACGCCAGGTCCTTCGAGTTGCCACAGCTTGAAGTATTGCTGCCCCATGTCGCCAAGAATTAACTTAATGGTGGCATCAAGCATCTTGGCTTTGGTATTGTCAAGATCAGGGCCGATGACCGAAGCAACAAGTTTTTCGCGTCTGTTCATTTTTCAATCAACCCCTGCTTGACTAACGATTCTAAAAGTTTTGGGAGAGGTTCGTAGATTACCACTAATTTCCCTAAGTTCCCACGTTTTTTAATTAGTTTTCCTTTTTCGTCTTTTAATTTGTCAAATTCACCGGATCGAATCAAGTATTCCGCTACACATCGCAAGCGTCTTTTCAGCGGCAATTCCGCTTGTGGGAATTTACTGCAAATAGTATCTGGCTTCAAATCTCGAAACGCAAGCCGAAGACGATTCGCTAGCGTCATTCCAAGATTCGCATCCTCCTCTTCGTAGTTCTTAAGGTTTTCCAAATATCTTCTCAAGCAGCCGTCATCAAAGGACCCTTCGGGAGGCAAGAACATAGCAAGTTGTTGCGACAGAGATTCCGGCAAAAGCTCCCGGTGATTTTCAAGCGTCACCGCTGAAATGTCAATGTTTTTAAAACGATGCGCCATTATTCCCTTAATGCCTCACGGTGCAGCTGATACATGCTCGGCTGGCCATACATATCGGTTAAACCGACCTTGCGGTTATTGGCAAACGATTGGATCAGCGCGTTCCAAGGGATTCGAATCACCGCCTTCTTGGTGGGATCTACCATGATGTTGACGTATTGAATCCCTTCTTTCCAACCCTTTTCAGGATTGCTGCGCCCCATGGAGATCCAGTTGCGAATTGTTTGGTCCGATACATTCAGGCGACGGGCGCATTCCTCTGTTGAAAGATATTCATCTGCAAACAGTTCTGGATTAATTGCCTTGGCGCCGTCGTTTTGATATTGAACATTCCACATCGAACTCAAAATATTTTTGATCCCCTTGAGTTCCCGTGCAATATCTTCTAATCCTTTCCGAATTCCGTAAGCCATTCTCTTCAAAACTTTTTAAAATGCTAGTGTATTTTCAAATGTTTTGCATCCCATGGACGAACAGGTTTCGCCAAGCACTCCGCCAGCCCCCCAGCCGATGTCTGGTTTTAATGAGATCACACCTCAAGCCTTGGAGGCCATGAAGGCCCGTGCCCGTGAAATGGCCATTCAACAAGTCATGTCCCAACCTGGCGCGACTCAAGGAAATGTTCCGTATGCACCCCCCTCGAAAGTAGTGTATGTACGTCGTAATTTAACAGTGGCCGAATTAATTCTTGTCTTTGCCATTGCCTGCGGTCTTGTCACAGGTGTTCAAGCCAGCTGGAACTTCGTATCAAACATGATTCCGCGCCTTGAAATTCGAGTTAAATAGCTTAAACACAGGTCTCCTATAATTCAATTTATAGGATTTGTGCTTGCGTAGTGGCCAATAGGCGGATAACAGAACTTCCTGCAATTTCTTCGTCAAATATCAATGACGACGACCTTCTCATGGTCGTAGATGTTGCAGAAGTTGATCCGGGACTAAAAAATAAAAAATTAACGTTTACAAATACCAAACAATATTTTAATAATTATTACCTTCAGTTAACTGGCGGTACGGTTGCGGGGTCTTTAACTGTTGAAGGCTCTCTGTCCATTAGCGGTGCTTTCAACCTAGCGAATGTTAACGTTACACAAACAGGTACGTTTAGTTACCTAGTTGTCAATAGTGGCACCGTACTTAGCGGCACAACAAGTGGCGTTACTTTTACCGGTGATACATTTGCCGGTTTAAACCTTAATGCATCCACGGGTAATATTACAACTTTAACAGTTGGCACAGAAACTGTTGGTACAGGTGATTTTACTCGCGTAAGCGGTGTAACTGTAACGGGGACAACCGGCTTATTTAGCGTTGTTACTGGACAAACAATCACTGGTGCCACTGGTTTATTTTCTAGTCTTAGCGGGACAAATATTACCGGTGTATCCGGTGTTTTTACAACACAAGTCTCTGGTCTTACCGTCACAGGCAGCACCGGTTTATTTGCAAACTTAACTGGTGTATCCGGGGTATTTACAACCAGAGTATCTGGTTTAACTGTTACAGGTGCCACCGGTTTATTTGGTCAAGTAACTGGCGTTTCAGGTATTTTTACAACGCAAGTTTCAGGTTTAACAGTCACTGGATCTACTGGTTTATTTGCAAACTTAACCGGTGTTTCCGGCACATTCACAACTAGGGTATCTGGTCTAACCGTCACAGGTACTACCGGTTTATTTAGAACCATCACAGGCTCTGGCGCAACTTTTACCACTAGTGTTTCTGGCTCAACAATTACCGGAGACGCAGGTCAGTTTTCAAATATTACAGGTGTTTCTGGCGTCTTTACAACACAATTATCCGGCAGTGTCCTAACGGGAGATACAGGAAGGTTTACGACAATTACTGGTGCAACTGGTATTTATACCGCAAGACTTTCCGGTGCAACAATTACGGGTGTTAGTGGTTTATTCCAACGCATTGAAGCGTTGACAGGTGTTTTTACAAACACTCTTACTATTCCAGCAATCAGTACAACTGGCGACATTACAGCTGCCGGAAACCTATTGATTAGCGGTAGTGGTACCATCTCAACCAACCTTGTTGTTAGCGGTACTGTTTCCGGCGGTACAATCACAGGAATTACCGGGATATTTGGAGAGTTAAACGGCAACGAGATTTATGGCGCAACATCTATTTCCGGTGCAACAATTACAGGCGCTTCTGGAAACTTCACAAGACTTACTGCCGTTACAGGTGTTTTTACAACAACATTAAGTGGAGCAACAATAACCGGATCTACGGTTAATGCAACAACAGGAAACTTTGTTTCTGGTAACTTTACCCGGGTTTCCGGTACCACGATCACAGGCGTAACTGGTCTTTTTGAAGCATTTACGGCTACCACTGGTACATTTACATCTCAACTATCGGGTGCTTTAATTACCGGTGTTACAGGACAGTTTCAAGCGCTCACCGGAATCTCTGGGACATTCACAAACACTTTATCTGGAGCTGTTGTAACTGGGGATATTGGCCAGTTTGCAAATATCACCGGTGCATCAGGTGTTTTTACAACACAGCTTTCAGGTGCTTTAATCACTGGTACAAACGCTGCTTTTAGTAATATCACCGGCGTCAGTGGCGTCTTTACTACACGAGTTTCTGGCGCAACAATTACAGGCGCCACCGGTCTGTTCACCAGAATAACTGGTTGCACCGGTGTTTTCACTGATGCGTTATCGGGTGAATTTGTATTTGGAGAAGCCGCTACTTTCAATTACATCACTGGTTCCACACGAGTAGAAGCCCAAAACATCTCGGGTGGAACAATCACTGGTAATTATTTAAGCGCAGGTGGAGTTACCGGTGTTACCGGTATCTTTACCAATCTTTCCGGGGCAACCATCACCGGTCAAACGATTAACGTTACAACGATTAATGCAACGACTGGTAATATTACATTCGCTAACTTCACCCAAACAACAACAGGTAGTATTCAGGTTAGCGGCAGTGGATTATTTGGTGGTGCTCTTCAGTCTTTAATCTTTGAAAATAAAATAGCAATTAATAGCGGTGTGACAATTGGCAGCGGCTACAACGGACTATCTGCTGGTCCTGTGTCTATTGATTCAGGCGTCACAGTTGTTGTGCCTTCAGGTAGTTATTGGCGCATTGTGTAGACGTTATAATAAAAAATAAAAGAACACAATGTCATACGGAACAGCCAAAGTCGATACGCTGGCATACACAACAATTACCGGAGAAACTACGGTTTTAGTTTCTGGTATTTACAACGTTGCCAGTACCGTTAGTGTTTTTGATCCTGTTACAAAAAACATTTCAACAACAGGCGTTATCTCCGGAAGTGTTTATAAAGTCAGTGGCAACGTAACTGTTATCAGCGGTTCAGGAGATATTCGTCCCTACGGTCTATATTCCTTTCCTACGATCACTGGCGTATCTGGACAAGTGCTTAGGACAAACGCAGACGGAACAACGTCCTGGACGGAGCCCACAACACTTACCACTGCAAAAACTATTGCCTTGAACTGAAATGACAACATTAAAAGTTGATTTCATTACGTTTGCAGGCGCATCTTCTGACGTAACGCTTGAAGTTTCAGGCATTGCAAGCAGCGGTAACTATGCCATTGCAACAGGCTTGATTGATCCGACAACAAACAATATTTCAACAACAGGTGCCATCTCTGGAGGTACCTATAAAACCAGTGGGAATGTCACCGTGATCAGCGGGGGCGGCGCCATTAGTCCTTATGGATTGTATGTTTTGGCTTCTGGAGCCCCGTGGGCAGGTGCATCGATCACGTACAGCAGCGGTACGCAAACTGTTTGGCAAACACTCACAAGTACTGCACTTTCTATTGCATTAGGTAAGTGCTAATATAAAAGAAAAGTAGATCCTAAAATGCCTGAAGCGTTTACAAATAGTGGTGTACAGCTAACAACGACTGGCATCACTGATGTTTATCAGGTGCCCACTTCGTCAGGCGCCCGGACCGTTGTGTTGTCCTCCCTGGCCGCTAACGTGACAGGAACTGTAGCCATCACTTACAACCTGGACGTTACAAATAGCAGCAATACTTTGGTTGCAAGCATCGCCAAGCAAATCACAATTCCCGCTGGTGCAACTCTGGAGCTGATCCCCAACAAGGTTGTGTTAACTTCTGGCCAAAAGCTGCGTGCTACAGCAGGTGCAGCAAGTGGTATTCATGTGGTCACATCCGTCCTGGAAATTACTTGATCTATAAATGTCCTTAGAAACATTCGAAGCGGGATACGCAGGCGCACGTCCGCCTCGGAAGGGCACACAGTGGTCTGGCGTCTGGAGACTTCAACAGCAAGTTGATCGGATTATTGATACCGCATGGCCGCAGCCGTGGGGGCTGGCCGGTGCACGATCTGATTTTCCAATATTCAGCATTGCTGACCAAGAGACAACTTCTACTGACGTGTTTTTTAAATCAGACGGTACTAAATTTTATATTGTTGGCAGCACAAACGATACCGTCTATCAATACTCCTGTTCTACTGCATGGGATATCAACACTGCATCTTATGACAGTAAATCATTCAGTGTTACAACGCAAGAAACTAATCCAACAGGATTGTTTTTTAAATCAGATGGTACTACGTTTTATATCCTTGGCAGCGGAAGCGATGCCATATATCAATACTCTTGTTCTACTGCATGGGATGTAAGTACAGCATCTTATGACAGTAAATCATTTAGTGTTAATGCGCAAGAGTCTGGGCCAACTGGATTATTTTTCAAAGATGACGGTACTAAGTTTTATATTATTGGCAGCGGAAGCGATACCATATATCAATACTCATGTTCCACTGCATGGGATGTGAGTACTGCATCGTATGACAGTAAGTCATTTAGTGTTACAACGCAAGAAACTACTCCAACCGGATTATTTTTCAAAGATGACGGCACTAAGTTTTATATTGTCGGCACTACAAACGATACCGTCTATCAATACTCTTGTTCTACCGCATGGGATGTAAGTACTGCATCGTATGACAGTAAATCATTTAGTGTTGGAACACAGGAAACTAGTCCTGGAGGACTGTTTTTTAAATCAGATGGCACTAAGTTCTATATCATTGGTAATACAAACGATACCGTACTTGAATACTCTCTATTAACTCCCTGGGATGTTAGTACGGCTTATGCCGCTTATTTCTATGTGGGTGGACAAGATGGTTCTCCTCAAGATCTTACTTTTAAAACTGATGGCACCAAATTTTATATTGTTGGAGCCACAAACGATACAGTATATCAATACTCATGTTCTACAGCATGGGATGTAAGCACAGCATCGTATGACAGTAAATCATTCAGTGTTACAACGCAAGAAACTAATCCAACAGGATTGTTTTTTAAATCTGATGGCACTAAGTTCTATATCATTGGTAATACAAACGATACCGTATATCAATACTCTTGTTCTACGGCATGGGACATAAGTACTGCATCGTATGACAGTAAGTCATTCAGTGTTGTAACACAGGACAATGCCCCAACTGGTATATTTTTTAAAGATGACGGGACTAAATTTTATATTGTTGGTAATACAAACGATACAGTCTATCAATACTCTTGTTCTACGGCATGGGACATAAGTACTGCATCGTATGACAGTAAGTCATTCAGTGTTGTAACACAGGACAATGCCCCAACTGGTATATTTTTTAAAGATGACGGCACTAAATTTTATATTGTTGGTATTACAAACGATACCGTTTATCAATACTCTTGTTCTACCGCATGGGATGTAAGTACTGCATCATATGATAGCAAGTCATTCAGTGTTAATACGCAAGAAAATGCTCCACAAACTTTATTTTTTAAATCTGACGGCACCAAGTTTTATATTGTAGGCACAGGATTTGATACGGTTTATCAATACTCTCTTCTATTAGAATAAGGAAAAAATAAAAAGATGAAAGGTAATTACATCGGTAAAAAACCTGTTGGTTACGGCCAAATCTCCTCGGGTAAACCTGGGATGTGGGAGATTTATGACCAAGGGCAATTCACCCGGGATGGCGAGTGGACTGGACTACCCTGGGAAGTGGACAAGGGGTATTACACGAATAAGCAATGGCCGCTTGGATTATCAGAAACTGCTTTTCAAGACGTTCAATTCAGTACTGATGGAACTAAGTTTTATACTGTTGGCACTACAAACGATACCATCTATCAATACTCTTGTTCTACTGCATGGGATGTAAGTACTGCATCGTATGATAGCAAGTCATTCAGTGTTAATACGCAAGAAAGTAATCCAAATGGATTATTTTTCAAAGATGACGGTACTAAGTTTTATATTATTGGCAGTACCAACGATACCGTCTATCAATATTCTTGTTATACAGCATGGGATGTAAGTACAGCATCTTATGACAGTAAATCATTTAGTATTAATGCGCAAGAGACTGGGCCAAATGGATTATTTTTCAAAGATGACGGTACTAAGTTTTATATTGTCGGCACTACAAACGATACCGTATATCAATACTCCTGTTCCACTGCATGGGATGTGAGTACTGCATCGTATGACAGTAAATCGTTTAGTGTTGCAACGCAAGAAACTAGTCCACAGGGATTATTTTTTAAGGATGATGGCACTAAGTTTTATATTATAGGCAGTGCAACCGATACCGTCTATCAATACTCATGTTCTACAGCATGGGATGTAAGCACTGGGTCTTACGATAGTAAACTCTGCAGGGTTTTATTTGAAGGCACACCAACAGGCCTTTGTTTTAAATCTGATGGCACCAAGTTATATGTAATTGGTACTACCAATAACAGGGTCTATGAATTCACTTTATCTACAGCTTGGGATGTAAGCACAAACAACCAAGCGGGAAGTGGGTTTTATATTGGTGGACAAGAAGGTCTTTCAACCGATGTGCATTTTAAGGATGATGGGACCAAGTTTTATATTGTTGGACAAACAAACGATACCGTCTATCAATACTCATGTTCTACTGCGTGGGATGTCAGTACTGCATCGTATGACAGTAAATCATTTAGTGTCCAAACACAAGAAACAAATCCGCAAGCATTATTTTTCAAAGATGATGGCACTAAGTTTTATATTGTTGGAACTACAAGTGATTCGGTTTTTCAGTACGCATGTTCTACTGCATGGGATATCAGTACTGCATCGTATGACAATAAATCATTCAGTGTTAATACGCAAGAAAGTACTCCAACAGGATTATTCTTTAAACCTGACGGCACTAAGTTTTATGTAATTGGCAACACAACTGATGCCATTTATCAATACTCATGTTCTACCGCATGGGATGTAAGTACTGCATCGTATGACAGCAAGTCATTTAGTGTTGGTGGACAAGATGGAAGTTCAAGTTCAGTAGTTTTCAAAAATGATGGCACTACATTTTACATGTTAGGTTTTACATCGGACGCCATTTATCAATACTCATGTTCTACAGCATGGGATGTAAGTACTGCATCGTATGACAGCAAGTCATTTAGTGTTAGTGCACAAGAAGTTACTGGGCATGGATTGGCGTTTAAATCTGATGGCACAAGGTTATATATTGTTGGTCAAACAAACGATACCGTTTGGCAGTATGACCTTCCCCTAGCCTGGGATATCGTAAACGCTGGCTTTACTGCTAAAAATATGAATGCGGCGTTGCAAGACACATCTCCACAAGATATTACATTTAAACCAGATGGCACGCGTTTTTATGTTACTGGTAACGCAAATGATTCAGTTTTTCAATACGACTGCAGCAATCCCTGGGATGTAACCACAGCTTTCTTTAATAAAACAGCTAGTGGCGCTTTTGCTAGGGCACGGGTTGGCTTGCAAGACACTACTCCAAATGGAGCATTTTTTAAAGACGATGGCACTAAATTTTATATAGTCGGCAACGCAACCGATACTGTATATCAATACTCTTGTTCTACGGCATGGGATGTAAGTACGGCATCATATGACAATAAATCATTCAGTGTTACAACGCAAGAAACTAATCCAAGTGGATTATTTTTCAAAGATGACGGCACTAAGTTTTATATTGTTGGCGTTGCAAACGATACCATATATCAATACTCATGTTCCACTGCATGGGATGTAAGTACAGCATCGTATGACAGTAAATCATTTAGTGTTGCAACACAAGAAACTACTCCATTAGGATTATTTTTTAAAGATGACGGCACCAAGTTTTATATTGTTGGAAATATAAACGATACCGTTTATCAATACTCATGTTCTACTGCATGGGATATAAGTACTGCAGCATACGAAAGTAAGTCATTGAGCGTTCTTTTGCAAACAACCAGTTCTGCTGGAGTCTGCGTTGGATATTACGGCAGTATTTTATACATTGTTGATAGTACTTCTTCTGCAACTGTTGTCCCAGCTGTTTATCAATATTATCTAACGTAAACAACGAGGCATCTAAAATGACAATACGTTTAAAAGATGCGGCAAGATACTATAACGAACTACCACATCAATTAAAAGCCTGGGATTGGCTTGAGCAAAACACACCGCCAAACACACTGGCCGAGTTCGCCAAACAATACAGAAACGAACAAGCCACTACGCAACCGTATCCCAACACATGGGAAGGTTTGATCAGTGCCGCCAAAGAAGCCGGGGCCAAATACCCAGAATGTGTTGCGGCCCAGTGGGCACTAGAAAGCAGCTGGGGCAAACACACCTCAGGAGTAAATAATTTCTTTGGTTTAAAAGGGTCTGGAACCAGCGTCAACACCCAAGAATTCATAAACGGAAAATGGATCACCATCAAAGACGGTTTCATTGATTTTCCTGATCTTTATTCCTGTGTTTGTTATTTAGTTGATCGTTGGTACAAAGACTTTGGTAAATACAAAGGCGTTAATCGTGCCACAAGCAGAAATGAATGCGCTGAGCTATTGGTAAAAGAAGGGTATGCAACGGATCCCGACTACAGCAAAAAGCTCATTCAAATCATGGACCGAGAAACCAAGACAAGTGAGCCCATTAAGCCGGAGCCAACACAAAATAAAATCTTAACCGTCCCGTATGAATACCAACTTGATAATCAATCGCAAACAGGGTACCGGGAATGTTTCTCCTCCACATGTGCAATGATTGCCAAATATTACGGAAAAGTAAAAAACGATGACGAATATAACAAAATCCGCAGCCGATATGGAGACACAACCGCCAAAAATGCACAGCTTGCTGCATTAACATCCCTGGGCCTTAAAGCCAAGTTTATTACCAACGGAAACGCAACACTTTTGGAAAATGAAATTAACGCAGGCAGACCCGTTGCTGTCGGTTGGTTACACAAAGGAAGTATTGGTTATCCCACAGGTGGCGGCCATTGGAGCTGTTGTATTGGTTACACGCCAACCACGTTTGTTTTCAATGATCCAAACGGAGAAGCTGACATGGTTAATGGCGGATATGTCAGCAATCAAGCTCAACGCGGAAAAAGCGTACAATACAGCCGTAAAAATTGGTTACGTCGTTGGGAATGCGACGGCAAAAACACAGGGTGGGCTCTTCTTGTCGCAAAGTGAAAAAATATAAAGAACCCCACATACTGGTCAATGTTTGTTGGGAATTAGGCGATGAAAAAAAATGCGTCACTCTCAACAAGAATGACGCTTATGCAACTAGAGATTGGGTGGAAGAACAAGGTGGATGTGTTTATTGGTTCCAAGCTCTTCCCAACTGATTAGCGTTGCTTGGCGCGGCCAACGACGAGGGCGGCAATTTCAATCAACCGATAAAATTTCCGCACAAGAGTATCGTCTTTCGGCGTCGGCGTTAATGCGGTAATGGCAGAAGCAGCAGCGTGAATGGCAAGGGCCACTTCCAAGTACTCATTAAGTTTGTGCATGATAATAATGCCGTTTCTTTTATTTTAAATCTTTATCCCTATAAAAGAAAAATGCTTTATGTTCTTCATCGATTACCCAATGTCCTGGCTCATGTTTTAAAAACCAGCGTTTCCACACCCGAAACTGTTTATCTGCCTTTGCTGATTCACAACGAAAAGCAACTGAATCTCCTGGAGGAATCCATGTTTGCATTTGACGTGTAAAACGAATCGCAATGGCTTGCGTTAAATTTCCCGTCTTACCGGTCAAATTCATATCCAGGCGGCGGGCTCTGCCGTTTTTGCGGCGTTTCATCCAATCGTTGATTTGACGGTTCGATTTGGATGCGGCCATGCTGGCTAGCCACACACAACCATTCGTTGTCATGATCCACGGGATAAGTCGTACCTTGACGTAAATCCCAGTCGGCAAAAAAATCTTCCCAGTCCTCTTCCGTCGTCTCGTACGAAATCCCATCTGTGCTCATTTCAATCAAAGATCATATAAACGACATTCAGGCGCCCATGGATTTTCCTGGCAGTACAAAAGAAAAAGCTCTTGTGTTGTTTTATTTTTTCTTTGTAATTTACAGCGCAAAAACCGAAGGAGCGAAATCATGGTTGGGTTGCTAAGGGAACAAGAACTGCCGGGAACGGAACGCCTTGTTGATGTTCGCGCTGCCATGCTTCATCCCAATCTGATAATGAATGAGTATGAAGATCGTTCTCAACATAATCACTAACCGTGTCAGCAATTACATAGCTTTCCTCCGTGTCTTCATATAATAAGTAGGCATAATCCTCTAGGAGGATTTCAAACATTGTTGTTGGGAATTCAACAACAAATGCCACTTCATAAGCCAAAGGTTCGTTTCGAGTTGTTGATACACACATCAGATACGAACCGGCATCAAGAGGATAATACCGATCGTCGCCTCGGTCTAGTCGCGCTGGATCAAATGTGTTGTACAAGTCGGACTGTTTGTTCATCACGTGCCCGACATAGGGATAATAAATATCCCCGTTAACTTGTTCTGAAACGCTATCGCGATCAAAAATAGAACGCCCCTCTATTGGGTTATGGTTTAAATCGTATGTTGAAACATTGATATATTGAGGCCTTGGACCACCTTTAGCAATGATGATCCAAGCGGGAGAAACTAAGTCAATTTGAAACCAGTGATTGTAAGTGCCGCCGCCAAAACCACCGTTAGAAATAAAGTTTGTATCAGCACGCCCAATGACCTGGTTCTTTGGACCCAAAGTTCCAGTTAACTTTCGCACCGACAACTGACTAAATGACCCAAGCAAAAGAGGATCATTCTTTGTTCTTTGTCTTTGTTGTTGCGAAGTACGCATTATAATCGCAATCTTTTTCTTACATTCTACTCGTCGTTTTCTAAGTGCTCCAGAGGATTTGAAATTGTGTTTTTAAACAAAGAATGAGCAAGGTCCGGGTCGCCTTTACGTCTGCTGTAGTGCATCAGCTTTTCAGGAACAAAATCCATTTCAAACGGATGGATGAATGATGGAGGGTAGAGGCGATTCCAGCTGGAAACCAAGTGCAAGGGATTGCCGCACCTTGGATTGCCGCAGATCCGAGTAACGACAGACGTTCCAATATCGCCCCACGCACATTGATAAATCGCTTTTTGAAACGTAATACCTTCTGATTTTTGTTTGCTGTAAAGCGAACGGTAAGACGGCATGCATACACGTTTTGGCGTGTAGATGCTCTCAGACTTCACCTCCCAGCAATCATCGCGATCACCGATTTGAAGCTGGGACCATAGACGCTTGTACTTAATTTTGTAGTCGGTGTGTAAGTAGTTGATATCAAAGCCACATACGTTGGAAAGAATTTTCTTGACGCAGAAATAACACCAATGATTCTGTGAATCACGGATGAAATGGTTGTGAGGGCAAGGAAAACCAATGTAGTACCCATGTTCTTCCAGCTCTTGGGCGGAAAGCGTTTCAATGTCGTTGACGTGGCGGAAACCGCGAACAACCTCAGGATCCTTGACGGAACGATAACGATTAGCCATTGGAATAACGAGACGCAGAATGAGATTTGGTGATGAGCAGTTCTTTGCGGTTATCCCGCTCCAAGTTGTCTGGACCGTGGGAAACCGTGCAGTGCGTTAAGTCCTTTTCAGTACGCATGTACTGGACAATGCGGTGGGCCAGATAGGTGGCGTTATCGACGCTCACCACATAGAACCCAGTGACTTTGTTCTTCCGTCCAGCCTGATCTCCCGGCTTGTAACCAGCCTTAGCAATCTTCCACTCCAGCCCACTGGGATAGCGATCAGACAAACAAAAGAGTTCGTTAAGCCTCCAAAGGGAAGGCAGAGGCATGCGATGACGGCCCATTGTGTCATTGAAACCAGGTATAGGGTAGCAAGCGTGCAGGAAAACAGGGAATAGGGGTATTTTTTCTTTAGTTAGACGTAAATGACATTGTTGATCAAAAGTGTCATGCTTTCCAGGAATTAATATTTCTCTTTATTCCTAGAAACAATTACACCCCTTACCAACAATGTCATTTAGCTCACGGTAGTAATAAACGGACGCTATTCCCTGTTTTCGTGTAATCCCATCAACTCAGATGCGTCTCACACCAAGACTTCTCAGCCACAAAAAAGCCCCATCTCTGGGGCCCTTGTAACACTTAATTACTTCTTTGCTTTTTTCCTAGCTTTTGGCTTGACAATCTGCGGCTTCTCCTCCTCCCGCTTAGCAATGACCTCCTGGAAAACGTCGTCAAATTGATCGGCAACCGTATCCCAATCGAAGCAGGGATCCGTCACACGCTCATAACAAGCCTGTGCGGTCTCATCGAGCAGTTGACGGTCTTCATACAGCTGTGCAAGCAGCTCAGCCAGATGGTTGTCATCGGGGCACGGCATGATACGACCAAAGTTTGTATCCACATCAGCATGGAGAGAACGAATCAAGAGGCCAGCGCCTTCAAAAATTTCCTTACAAGACGTGTGATCAGGCACCACCTGGGCCACACGACAGGCGGCATGTTCAAAATTCACAAGCCCCCAGCCCTCACCTTTGCAGGTATTAACACCTACGTCGGCAACGTTATAGATGGTATTGAGCAGCTCCACCGGCACCGAGGGGGGATGCGGGTGCGGCGAAGTCATGATGATGCGGTTGTTGGGATCCAACCCTTGACGTGCCATCTCCCGTGCAAACAGCGGCATGATGTCCCATCCCTGGTCCTTCATCCCCATGTGCATGTAAAGCTTGGCGTTCGGGCGACCGACCGCAAACTTGGCAAAGGCGCTGATTGTAATGTCTTGCCGTTTACGGAATTGATTTCGATTGCCATTGAACACAATGAAATCGTCTTCTTCCAGCCCCAGTTCTTTCCGCGCTTTTTTCTTATCAACGGGATAAAACTGTTTAGGCGTCATGCCATGGGGAATAACAGTAATCGGCACCTTGGCACCTGCACGAATTGTTTCGTTTGCACCAAATTCCGTGTAACAGATTGCAGCATCCCAATCATTGAGTGTATCCAGGAGAGCTGCATACCACTCATACGAATCCATGGGGTAGTAGCCCACGAACTTGAAGTTGAGCGATTCCCTTAAATCAGCAATGCGCTTCCATTGTTCGTTAATGATCCAGCTGTCGTTAATCGTAAAGACAACATCTGGCTTAACCAACTCAACAATTTCGCGAATTCGATCTTCTCCAAAGGGCGCCTGCTGGAACCGATTGGAGGCTGGATACATGCGGTACTCATCTTGCAACGGCGTGTAGTCACCGTGCCAGTTACAACCAAGCACATGAATTTCATATCGATCCTTCAGGCGGCTCAGTACATTTTCTGTGACTCGTGCAAAGCCAGTCATGGCGACGATATCGCCAATCCAAAGAAGTTTAGGTTTGTTTTCAGTCATTACTTGCAAGTTGACTGAATTTACTATACTTATTTTTCTAGAGTTGAAGAGCGAATAAGTTCTTTTTGTTCGGCAATTTCTGCCTTTAATTTATGTTTTAAAAACTGAGCAGCCTTATCCGTATTCGTCTTATCACCACAAGTGTATAAATCGATTGCCACATAACCCAACTCGGGCCACGAGTGGATAGAGGCATGGGACTCAGCCAACAAAGCAAGTAGCGTGACGCCCTGGGGTTTAAACTTTTCGCCAATAATCCGAAGAATTGTGGCGTTCGACATTTGCAGCGCAGTTTCTAGCATCTGCTGCAAACGGTCGTAATCATCCAACAGCTGCTGGTCGCAACCGTAAAGATCCAGAATTAAATGGCGCCCTTTACTCAAAATTCTTCGGCCACTTCCTCCATTTTGACATCAGTCTTCCCACTTAAAACATCACCATAAAATTGAGACCATTCTTCTTTATTCAATCCAGCCTCAACGATTGACGGATAGTCTTGATATTTGGTGGCATTGCTTGTCCGCGTAGCAATATTGTTGATTCTCAGGCCACGATTAGTCTTCATTTTGTAAACATTAAGGCCCAGCTGGTGGATACAAACGTCTAAGACCAACGATTCAAAACGACTGCGGCCCAAGATGTTTCCATTGCTTCCACGACAAAATTCACAGTAATTTGGATACAGGTGCTCCGAACTGTGCTCATAGATGCGAGATGGATTGTTGACAGCCATCTTGGCAACACCCACCGCAGACGAAATACCTGGATCAAAGATGATGCAGTGACTCATCCAATCCATGATCTGATTGGACTTCAGGATTTGTTCTTGATGATGCTTTGCAAAGAACGGTACCTTCTTGTTGGTTTCCATCAGGTATTCCCGCATCTCAGCCTCACTCAAATCCAGGACCCAGTTGACCAACCCTGGCAGCAAGGAAGCAAATTCTCCGAACGGACGACCGCGATCATCCATGTCAATGAGTGTTTTTTGCTCTGCCGAAGAACCAACAAACGGTTTATCAAATGGAATTGTGAGGCGACGCCGCGCTAAACCAGAAGTCGGGTCAGTGGTTTGGATCGGTTCGTTGGCCGTAATCATCACGAGGCCATTGAACTTGAAAGGCTTCTGGCTACCCGTCTGAAACTTCCGTTCATTACGGATGAGGTCACGTCCGGTAATCGCCTTTAACACGGAAACTGAACCGCCGTACCGCTCCACATCATTGAAGAGCAGCAGTTTTTTCTTATAGAGGTTTGCGGTTTCAAATCGGTTCTTCTCCAGGTGCTCAAGGGAAGAGATCATGGCGTTGTCATCACCAACCAAAGCATGAGCCAAGTTGGAGTAAGTGGACTTACCCGATTTACCTGGGCCGACAATCTCCACAAACTTTTGAATATCAGAGTACCCAAGAAGCACTGCACGAAGCCAAGCCCTTAACACCTGGGTGCGACCCCAATTATTTTCCTGTGTATTTTTCAACCATTTAATGATGGGTTCACATGTAGCAGCCGGATCGTACTCATAAGGAAGTTGTTGGGTGATGTACAGATCACGGTTGAACGGCATCAGTTCTTTTGAATGAACGTTCAAAATACCGTTCGTGAAGAGCAAAAGATCTTTGCCTTCATACCAATCATCAAAGATGACACTAATTCTTAATTGCTCCAGCACATCATTAATAAGGTTCATGCTGTAGCCATTCGGCAACAGACTCTCCTTAATCATTTCAAATTTATTTTTGATATCCCCCTTGATTTCGTGGTCCGACAGCAGAGACCAAAGTCCATTGCTGTGGTATTCATACATGAAAAAGCTGCCGTGCTGAGGGCTGTAATGCAAATTCCCTTTGTACATTTGCAGCAATACATCTGCAACAATGTCGGCAGAAGGATTGCGAGGCTTTTGATCTTTACCAGACTTGGAAGCAGTCTTTACCTTTGGCGCGGACCAAGTTGTTGCACGGATTTCAGTTGTTACGGGCATGTCGGGAGCTGCATTAATACCTAAGTCTTCTTCTAATTCGGCCAGTAGTTTTGACACATGATCAATCATGGCGTCATCCACGGGCATGGCCTTATAGTCCTCGGAAGGCTTCCAGCCATTTTCCTGGGCGATATGAATTAACGAACCAAGCCTGCGACCACCGCCCTTACTAAAGGAAAGCCAACGACGGTGACACTCACCATCTCGAAACTTTTCCGACTGTTTGGACCAGTTATCCCATTCATCAAGTAGCGATTCATCCAATGAATGAAGCGACTGACCAACCGTGATCCAGATGTCGTAATCATCAGCGGCTTCTGCAGGCAAGGACCACATTGCCTCCCTGGCGAGCTGAATGTCTCGATCCAACGAAACCTCAGCGTTAATCGCAAAGCCTGGACCAACAAAACGCGTTGTCTCTTTAGCAGGAACACCCTGCTTGACATTCTTATTAATGATGAGATTTAACAGCCATTCCGGAAATTCAGGCAGACGATCAATCCACTCAAACCCCATGCCCTCGGCGGTGTAGTATCCTTCCGTTTCAGGATGCAAACCCATCAGCACCCCCTGGTGCCGAGACCACAAGATTTCTAATTTCTCCCGATTGCCAGATGCATGCCAGGTGTATTTATTACGAACGAAATGCTTTTGCTTATCGCGATGCAGACGATAAAGCTTCCGTTCACGACCAGGCTTACCGCTACAAATGGTCAGCGTTGGAGGCAGAGCACTATTAAAGTCAGTCTCATTTGAGATTTCCTTGATAAGCTCATAAACCGTTGGGCCATCCACATCAACCCATACAAAACCATACGGATTGTTGTAAGCGGGACCCCCGATCAAGCCAACGGCCTTACAATCACCAGTCGTAATTTCTTCTTCAATTTCCGTTTTGCTAAACGGTTTATCTTGCCAACCACGCACATACGGATCCTTGTTGGCGCCCAGTGGCGTCAGCGGCCAGTCGATGGGCAGAAGATCCAGGCGAATTTCACCAGGACGTAAAGCAAATTTTGAACTTCCACTCATCATTTAATTCCCAAGATATCTAGTTTAACTTCTGGATTTGAAGTTGTAGCCAACCCCTGGACGGACACGCCAAAGTTTTTAGTTTCAAAATATTGCTCTTTCAACAGCATGAAAGCGTGAAGATGCATGGCGGTGGGCAGACAAAAACAGTCCCCATCCACCGCATTATCCATGCGATTCATGAGACTATTCATCCACTCACCCACAGAAACTTGGATTTCCATGGGGTGTTTTTGGGTGTCTTCTTATCCTACGGCCACCAATCCGAGGGGTCCATTACAACTTTCTGAAGTTACTTGGTCTCATTAGACTCATCTAAAGCCATGTGTCCATACATATCAACAGCCTTGAATTGTTCAAGCATTCTGTTGTAAATATCAATTGGTTGCTCACCCGTCTCAATTGCGCACGACGTTGCGACAGACCAGGCTGTACGTCTACGCAACTCTTCCGGATCATTTGGATTCCACGGAGTCTTTTGATTGTCCGGCGTCCACTGTGTCATCTTGATACCAAGGTGCCCTTAATTCCATTGCGCCACCAAGCTTCAGGGATTCCCCCGTCTGGAGCACAGGATCAACTTCATGTTCAATATAAATAGGTTTATTCTGCTCTTCGCGTTCTAACTCAGACTCAATTTGATTCTCAAGTTCTATCATCTTGAGACGAGCCGTGAGCTTAGCCTCAAACCAAACGCGTTTCCACCACTTGATTATTTCTTGGAGGATGTCTTTAAACAAGGTCCGCATCATGCTCACCAACCTCCTCGATTTGCGTATAGTATTCTTTAAGAATTTTGTACCAATCTTCGCGCAAAAGGTTTAAAAAATTCCTAGAGATTTTAAAAACCTGAGTTCGCACCGGCGTTGAAACTAAGATTGCAGCCTGCTGGACCTTCATCCCCAAGGTTTGTTCAATAGCGATGTCGTATGCAGCGAGCTGCTTGCAAGTCTTTTTAAATTTCATGTGACCACCCAGGAGATCTCGCCATTCAGGCGAACCCTTTTCTAAGTCCTTGGGCCACTTACGGCTATA